TCTTGGTTTTCCACATTTGGATGAATGTCGTGATTCAGAAGAATAGTGTTTTCTTTACCAAATTTTTGAACAACTTCAATAGCCACAAGCGCACTTGAATGGCCTCCAGAGTAACAGACAATGTGTTTCATTTCACATATTCCTAAAGAACGCTCGAACAAAGTAAGACTTGGCAAAAGCAACAACTGTGTTTATTGCTACAAGAAAGGCATTTGCACTTGTTGTTGCTTCAATACCAAGAAGAGGAAATACAAGCATATTAGATAGAAAGATTAGTACCGTTCCTGCTAATACTTGTGTAGCTGCTTCTATAACACTAATACGGCCACCACTGAACAAATTCTGAAGTTTCTTCTTCATTTCCAGACATCCATAAAATTATAGGCTCTTCCTCGTCAGTGGTATCTTCTGGATTTTCTACAGAATGGCTACTCATGTTAGAGGATGTCATCAGTATCTTCTTCCTCTGCTCCCTCAGGCGTATACACCTTCAGTTCAGTCACGATCAACTTCTTGATCGAAGGAGCAGCACCGAACTTAGCAGACATCTTGTGACGATAGCTAGACACTAGTGCAGTCACCTTAGTGCCATTGCCGATCTTCTCAATGTCAACAGGCTTACCGTCGGAGTCCACAGGATCGAACTTGTACAGGCTCTTGCCAACAATGTACTTACCCATGTTCTCTTTCTCTTTGACTTGGATGCCAAGCTCTTTCAAGGCCTCAGCAGCTTTGTCTGAAAGATTACCGATGGTGCACTCATACTTCTTGTTGTCCTCATTGAACTTAGTGTTGTACTGAGCCATCCAGTTGCTCCAGAAGAGTTCACCACCGATCTTTACAGGTTTCATATCCATTTCATTTTCCTTTTAAAAGTTAATAGTGCCGGTCTTTCCCGGCTGTCAGATGTTCCCGATATATCAAAAGCGCCTGACTCGGTTAAGAGCCTGTTCAGCGTCGGGCACGGCGCATCGCGTGATCTGGTGAGACTGGAGGGATTTGAACCCTCACGCACAAGGCGGCAGATTTTAAGTCTGCTGCGGCTACCGATTACGCCACAGTCTCAATAAACTATACAATTAGTATATCAGCTTTATTTGTGTTTGTCAAGTACTTTTCATTGTATTGTTACACTTTCTTTAGTCTCCAAGTAGCCTGCATAGTTTTCAAGGTAGTCAAGACCTGCTGAGAAGATGCAGTACAGGTCTAGCATGTCCAGACCAGCAGTAGCCTTGACTTCAAAGGAATCACCATAGACTTCAATGGTGATGACATTAGTGGGTTTCTCGCCAGCTTTTTCCAATTTTGTATTCTCCGTCTAGAGGGCATCGGAGTTTATAGAACTCGCCTGCCTCAATGATTGACATTCTAGCAGCTTTTCCTGCCTCCTCAGCAATTTCAGGAGAACATTCAAACTGGAATTCATCGTGTACATTAGCGACTAGCTTCACAGGCCACTTGTTAGCCTTGATCTTGTCGTAGAAGATACACAATGCCTTCTTCATTACGATTGCACCAGCCCCTTGTAAGAGACTGTTAAGTGCTGCATGTTCACTTCGTACCCAGATGCGTCGTCCGTCAAGTCCTGGGACGCTTCCTGAACCTGCTATTCTCTTGACTCGTTCGAGAAGTCTTGCAAGGGACGGTGTTTGCGATAGAAACTTTGCTCTGAGTCTTTCTCCATCTTTAGCAGTTCCTCCAACAATGGAGCCAATTTTAGCATCGCCTGCTCCGTACAAGAAAGCGTAGATAAAGGTCTTGGCTGCATCTCTCGTTGGTAGTCCTGCAGAATGTTGATTAACTGTGTGTACATCTGTCCCATCTTTAGATGATCCTTCAGTGACTGTTCTGACATAATCGTCATCATTCATATAGTGAGCAAGCATACGAAGCTCCAAACCTGAAGCATCACAGCCTACCAAAACATTACCTTCTTCAACAGTCCAGCACTCACGACACTCATGTCCATAGATTGACCCTGCATTAGGCACTTGTGCCATGTTAGGGCTACTGTGTGTC